TATACGAGGATGAATTGAAGAGAGCATTAGATGAGGATGGTCAAAGAGCATCTACATTTATAACTCCACAATCTTTTTATCCTAATGGAATATAATTATGGCTAAATGGGCAACAGGTAAAAGATCATTAGCAATATCTGACAGATCCGGTATGGCATTTCCATATACTGAAATGGTTAAAGAATGGAATGGATCTCTAGTGCACTATTCTGAATTTGAACCTAAACATCCTCAAATTAGAAGAAAAAGAATTGTTGCAGATGCTATTGCATTACAAAACAGTAGATCTCAAAAATTTCAACAACCAACTAATATTGATGGTGTATATGCTGATTCAGGTGGAACAGTGGTCGGTGTTGCTAATTTAACATTACCAGGTGACTTCGCTTATATAACACAAGGTCAAACTGTTATGGTACCTGCAGATCCATCTTTGCAAAATAGAAGAAGAGAATTATTAATGAATATAAATTCAGTAACAGTGGAGATTTCATAATGGCTATAACTTACGCAGATTTTTTAACACAAGTAAGAAACTATACAGAAGTAAGTAGTAATGTTTTAAGTGATACTCTTATACAAGATTTTATTAGATCGGTAGAATTGGATGTAGCAGGCAAAGTTGATTATGATGATTTAAGAAAATACTCTACTTCTAATTTTACATCAGGTAATAGATACGTAAGTTTACCTGCTGATTTAACAATTATGAGATCTGTTCAAGTGATTGATGGATCAACGAGAACTTTTTTAGAAAAAAGAGATACAAGTTTTATTTCTGAATACAATAACAATGCTGCTACAGGTCTTCCTAAATATTGGGCTAACTGGGATGATTTTAATATATTAGTAGCACCTATACCAGATTCTGCATACACTGTACAAATCAATTACATTACAGATCCACCACAGTTTACATCCTCTAATAATACGTTCTTATCTACATATCAGGAATCTATGTTATTACATGGTGTCTTAGCTGAGGCTTTTAGATATTTAAAAGGTCCTATGGATATGTACAAGCTATATAATGATAAGTATAATGAAGAAGTACAGAATTTTGCCCTACAACAAATGGGGAGAAGAAGACGTGCAGAATACGATGATGGGGTACCTAGAATACAGATACCTTCACCATCGCCAAACACATTATTAAAATAAGGAGAATAATTATGGCTATAACAACTAATGCAATTTGCAATTCATTTAAAAAACAATTAATGGGTGGTGAGCATGATTTTGATAGCGCAGGTGGAGATACATTCAAATTAGCAATGTATGTTTCTACTGCTACATTAGGAGCATCAACTACTAACTATTCATCATCTGGCGAAGTAACTTCACCGGCAGGATACTCTGCAGGTGGAAAAGCTTTGGTAAACTCAGGAGTTAAAGTATCTTCTGGTGTGGCGATCACAAATTTTTCAGATCTATCTTTTACTGGAGTTACATTAACAGCTAGAGGTGCTTTGATTTACAATACAACAACTGACGGTGGTACTGGTACTACTGAAGCAGTTGCTGTTTTAGATTTTGGAGCAGACAAGACTGCAACATCTGGAACATTCACAATCCAGTTCCCTGCATTCACAACTTCTGCTGCGATTTTAAGAATTGCGTAATAAGGATATAAAATGATATGGCCGTTGGATGTATTAAAAATTGTTATAAAAAAACTTGGTATAATCTAAGTAAGCTTTTTTTTCGTCCAACGGAATATCAAATAATACACCCTATATTTTTACTGGAGTTAAGTTATGACTACAGTAACTAATTATATAAATTATTCTCAACAAATAGATCAATGGCCTGGTTTAAATACTACAGTTGATACTGGTATATCTGATCCTAACGGAGGTACAGATGCCCAAAGAATAAATTTTAATGCCTCAGGATCCTACAGAATTATTAATTCGGATACCCCTATTAATATAGGAGAAACAGCCACAGGATCTATTTGGGTAAGAAATCCAACAAGTACCTCAGCAAACATAGGTGTTGCTAGAAAAGTTGGTATAGGATCTTTTGAAAGAACTTTAAAAGCTGTTCCATTAACTTCTGAATGGACAAGAATTGAAGTTACTCACACATATGCAAATAACCAATCGGGTTCAAGATTTGATATAACTGCAAATTCAGGTTCGATTGAAGTTTTTGGTGCTCAACTTGAATATAATGTTCCTCAAGCATCTAATTATTATGTTTTAACAACCACAGACGCTCCAAGAACAGTAGACTTAGCTACTTTAACTTCTGGGTGGGGAGCTAAAACATGGGGCGAAGAAACTTGGGGCGATCTAAGTAACGCCACTGCCTCACCCAGCGGAATATCAGCAACTACATCAATCGGTTCATCAACAACACAGGCTAACGCTAATGTTGATGTAACAGGATCACAACTCACATTTACAAACGCAGGTGCCGTTGGAGGTACTTCTGTTCAATTCTCTGTAACCGGTATTCAAGCAACTCTTTCTATTGGAGAAGAAGATATTTCAAGAGGTATTCAACAAGATGTTACTGGTTCACAATTAACCTCTACAACGGGTTCAGTTACAATCGATGATCAATTCTTAATTGGTTCTGGATGGGGTAGAGATGCTTGGGGATCAATGGCATGGGGTGATGCTTACTCAGTTCAATTAGTAGGTATTTCAATGACGGCTTCTATGGGAGAAGAAGCAGCAGGTACGGATGTTGTTGTTGCAGTAAGTGGTAATCAATTAGATATAACTTATGCTAATCCTTCATTCTCAATTCAAATTGATCAAGATATATTTGTCATAGCATCTGAAGATCAATTAGATGGCTCTTTAGGTTCTCTAACATTAACTGGAACTGCAACAGTAGATGTAACTGGTATTGAATTATCAGGTTCTGTAGGCCAAGCTGTAGGGGGTACAAAAACTCCTGTAGATGTAACTGGAATACAGGCTACAATGACTTTAGGAGACTTTACTTTAGTACAGTCTACTAATGAACCAGTCACTGGCCAACAGTTAACTTTAGCACTAGGAGAAGCAGTAGAAATACCTGCTCAAATTGTTGGAGTTTCTGGTATACAATTGACTTCATCTATAGGTTCAGTTACAGTGGTTGGAACTTCAGTGGTACAACCAACTGGAATTTCAGCTAGTTTCTCAGTAGGACAAGTAAATGTTACACCTTGGCAGGAGATTAATCTAGGAGTAAACAATGTTTGGACTGAGGTTGATTTGGCTGCATGATTAAGGTAAAATTATAATTATTTAGGAGAAATTTTTTATGACATCTAGTTATTCTACAGATCTAAAACTCGAACTAATGGTAACTGGCGAAAACGCTGGTACATGGGGAGATAAAACAAATACAAACTTAAATTTAATTCAACAAGCAATTGCAGGTTATGAGTCAATAACAATTACTGATTCAGCTACAACTGCTTTAGTAATGTCAAACGCTGCATTATCGAATGCACGTAACATGATTATTAAATTTGCAACTATCACTTTAACTGGTGCAACTACTGTAACAATTCCAGATGGAATTGAAAAATTTTATATTTTTGATTGTAGTGCTATAACTGATGCACAAAATCTTACAATCAAAACTGTTAGTGGTACTGGTTTTTCTCCAACTACTGCTGGGGCTGCAAGTCCAAAAATTTTCGCAGCTTATTCAGATGGAACTAATATCACAGAAATTTCTTTAAACACTTTAGGTGGAACTATAGGTACTTCTCAATTAGAAGCTGCTTCAGTTACAGCTCCAATACTTGCAAGCAACGCAGTTACTACTGATAAAATTTTAGCATCAAATGTTACTACTGCAAAACTAGCAGCATCCGCTGTTACTGGAAATAACATAGCTCAATCTACAATTACACAATCTAAACTTGCTACTGATTCTGTTGGATCAGATCAATTGATTGCAACTGGGGTTACAGCTCAAGAATACACAACTGCAACAATCACAGTTGATGCTGATGGAAGAATTACTGCTGCATCATCTGGTGCTGCAGGAGGAGGCTTTACTCCAAACATTTTAGGATTTGGACCTGCTAGTGGAACTTACACTCAAAACACTGCAAATCAATGGCTAGCTTTTGCTTGTTCTGGAGGAGGAGGTGCAGGAGGAGGTAATGACCGGGGCAATTCCGTAAGGGGTGGAAGTGGCGGTAATGGATTGCTTGCAGTTTTTACAGGAAACTTTAACGCACCGTCATCAGTACCTTACTTAATTGGTGGTGGTGGTAATGGAGGACAGGGTGGTGTTCAATCAGGTACTCCTAATAGAGGTAATGCTGGCGGTGCCGGGGGTACAACTTCTGTTGGAGGTTTATTTAGCGTCAGTGGTGGAAATGCCGGTACTGGAGCTGACACAAACTCTAATGGTGCTAATGGTAATGCTGGAGCTGTAAATACAGGAACTGCAAATTTTACTGCATCTTCTATAAACGGCTTGGGGGGAAATGTTTTAGTTGTTGATGTTACTTCAGGAGGGCCAGGATCAAACACAGGTGGTCCGACCGGGGCTCCTGGACCAGTAGGTGGTCGGGGTAGTTTAATTTTTTATGACAACAGAAGTTAATAGATAAGGAACAAATAAATTATGAAATATATAATATTTAGAGATAAAAATTTTATAACAATGACTGCACACGAGTCTGTTAAAGATAAAATATTAACTATTGAACATAATTCATGGGCTTTACCAGTATCCGACGAACAGTATAGAGATTTTGGAGAAAATAATTCTTGGACATTAAATGCGGATAATAGTGCTATTGTTATAAATAAATTTTATCAAAATCAAGGAACTGTAATAGTTTCTGATCCTGAAGAAGCTAGACAAATATTTAAAAACCATATTAATGATTTAAAAACTAGTTGTGAAAACTCTAAAAAAAGTAATCCAGGTTTAGAAAGTTTAATTTCTTTTTTAGATACTATTGATACTTCAATAGTAAGTTCTATTACCAACACCAATAACTTAACACATATTATTTACAGTTTACCGGGTTGCCCACAAATTTATTGTTACGAAACATATTCAGTTGACTTTTTAAGTTAGTTTTTATACAAACTTTTGTACAATGCAGTTAAAAAGCTATATTAAAGTTTATGATAATTGTTTACCTTTAGAAAACATAAGTACCCTAATTCAATGGGCTAATAAAAAACAAATTTCAGAAAAAGGCAGAGTAGGAAATGACCAAGTAAATGAAAATATAAGAAAAGTAAAACTTTCTAGTTTTATGGACTGGAGCTCTAAAGAAAAAACTAAAATTCATTGGTGCAATTATTTACAATACATTTTCAGTAAATATTTACATGAATATTCAAAAAAAATTTATCCTCACAATCAAAAGTTAGCAGATAATATAATACAAATTGATTTATTAAAATATGAAGAGGGAGGTTTTTATACGCCCCATGTAGATCATTATGGAAATAATCCTAGAACAATTTCCTTTATTTTAATCCTCAATAATGATTATGAAGGAGGTGAGTTAGAATTTTGCAATCCAAACACTGGAGAATCTTACAAAAAAATAAAAGGAACACCAGGTAGTTTAATTGTTTGGCCAAGTAATTTTTTATATTTGCACAAAGTTAATTCAATTAAAAAAGGAACAAGGTATTCGATTGTAGCATGGGCATTATAAGAAAAGATTTTAAATATAAATTAATAAAAAATTTTCTTACTCCAGAGGAGTTAAGTATTGGAATTAGTTTTTATAATTTAGAACATAAAAAAAATATTACATCATTTGATACCAGACAAAATAACAATGGAGATTCTTTTTTTGGAGGTGATAGTTTTACTGAAACTTTTATGACTAGAAAATTAAAAAAAATGCAAGAAGAAACAGGTCTAGAACTTTTACCAACTTATGGTTACACAAGAGTATATACTTTTAACGCAGAATTAAAAAAACATATAGACAGACCTTCTTGTGAAATTTCAACTACTGTTATGTGGGATAGTGATGGAACTGAATGGCCTATTTATATGGATGGAATTCCTATACAGATGCAGAAAGGAGATGCTGTAATTTATCTTGGAATGGAAATAGAACATTGGAGAGAAAATTTTAAAGGAGATTTTCATATACAATCTTTTTTACATTATGTTGATAAAAACGGACCTTATTCAGAATATGAATATGACAAAAAAGATGCAAGACACAATGCATTAGTAATATGAGTGAAAAAAAATATCAAATAAAAGATTGGATTGGAAGTTTTGACAATTATCTTGATCCTAAAATTTGTGATTTTTTAATATCTTATTTTGAAAAACACAAAAATAGTTTAGCTTATGATAGATTCTCTTCTGAAAAATCACCAAAAACAGAAAAAAATGATTTATCTATAGGTGTATCAAAATTTAATAATTGGTTTAAGGAAATGAGTATACTATGTGATGCTGTGACAGAGTGTTTAAATTTATACGAAAGAGATACCAATGTTATAAAATATTGTAGTTTATCAGAACTACATTTTACAGATATTAAGATACAAAAAACTGTTCCAACTGGAGGTTATCATTCGTGGCATACTGAAAGAAGTTACACTAATAATTTATGTACTAGAGTTTTAGTTTTTACTGTATATTTAAATGATATTAACGAAGGTGGAGAAACAGAATTTTTATTAATGAAACAAAGAGTTAAACCAGTAAAAGGAAGAATATCTATCTTCCCAGCTTATTTTCCTTTTGTTCATAGAGGCAATCCACCTTTACAAGAAGATAAATATATTGTAACTTCTTGGTTATTAAATAATGGGTGATATGAAAATAATTTATAAAAAAGAACACATTGAACTAACATTTACATGGAAAGAAATTTTGAGAATTATTTTTAAAAAACATATAAAACTCAACAAAAAATCTTGTTATACTTTTGGAAGTCTTTTAATGAATATAGTCTGTGAAATGACCAATAAGTATGGGGATGCCAAAAAACATGGAATGATAGAAAGTCCTGTTGAGGGCAATCCAATAGATTTATAAATACCAGTATGGTATAATTCCCTATGCCATTAACAAACGTACAAATAAGACCAGGATTTAACAAACAAGTCACAGAAACAGGAGCCGAAGGGCAGTGGACAGATGGTGATTTTGTAAGATTTAGATATGGCTTACCAGAAAAAATTGGTGGGTGGGAACAGATAACTGATTCTACTTTAGTTGGAGCTGTAAGAGAACAATTAGTATGGGCAGATTTAGATGGTAGAAAATATGCTGCTTTAGGAACAAACAAAGGTTTATTTATATATTACGAGGGTGCGTTTTAC